AGCCGAGATGAACAAATTCATGTCGCCGCGAATTCACTTGTATGTAGAGAACTAGGACTGGAGATCTCTCCAAGCCTGGACAAGCTACGCAAAGCAACTATCAATTGGGTGATGCAACCACTAGGTAGCAACACCAATAAATATCTAGACAAGAAATTCTGGCTGGATTCAAGTGACAACTTGATGTATCAAGGTAAGGCACCAGAACTTTCCTTTACTAAATCAGCCCGTATGCCTGCTTTTTTTGAGCACTCAAATGTTAACCTCCCCCAATACGCTTGAGGCAATCTTAGGACCAAACCTTGAGCAAGTTCTCCATGAATTGGAGGACATTTTTCCGCCCGTTACCCCCACGCCAGATAACAGTTTAAGCCAGATTATGTATAAGTCTGGACAACGCTCTGTTGTTGAGTGGATTAACCAACGTATTTCTAAAGACTAATGTGTATTTTTAGCTCACCGTCACCGCCACCACCACCGAAGCCTGCAGCACCACCACCACCATCACCATCGCCACCACCGGCACCAAAAGCTTTGCCTCAACCTACTCCTTTGGAAAAAGAAAAAGAACGTCGTCCAAAGGTACAATACGGACGTAAGAAAGCAGCCTCTGATAGAGGACGTGCTGCTTCTCGTGGTGCAAATGCTCTACGTATCCCTATTAACACCCCCACTGAAGGTGGGTCTACTGGAGGATTGAATGTCTAATGCACGTATGGCTTACGACCGCCTATCAACTGGACGTAATCAATTTTTAAATACGGCTGTTGATTGTGCGGAACTGACGTTGCCATACCTGCTGACTGAAGATACAAATACGCCTAACTCCAAACGTAAGCTACCTATGCCGTGGTCTTCCGTTGGAGCAAAGGCGGTTGTGACGCTGGCATCAAAACTGATGCTAGCATTACTGCCTCCCCAAACAACGTTCTTCAAACTGCAAGTCCGCGAAGATAAGCTAGGTGAACTTGACTCGCCCGAACTCCGTAGTGAGTTAGATCTTTCTTTTTCAAAGATTGAAAGAACTATCATGGATTTCATCGCTGCGTCTAACGACCGAGTGGTGGTCCATCAGGCTATCAAGCACCTCATTGTCAGTGGCAACGCCCTTATCTTTATGGGTAAGGAAGGTCTAAAGAACTTCCCACTTAACCGTTTCGTTATTAATCGAGATGGTAATGGTAATGTTCTGGAGATCGTAACAAAAGAACTCATCAGTAAAGATCTGATGGAACCGATCATCGGTCAAGATGATCCTATGCGAGTAGTCAGTGACCGTATGTCGGCTGATGATGAATGTGAGGTGTATACTCATTGTCGTCTAGAAAATGGACGCTGGGTGTGGCACCAAGAAGTGCATGACAAAATCATCCCTAACAGCCGTAGCACTGCTCCTAGAAATGCAAGTCCTTGGCTTCCTCTGCGGTTCAATACTGTGGATGGTGAAGACTACGGACGTGGTAGAGTAGAAGAGTTTCTTGGAGACTTCCGTTCTTTGGACTCTTTAAGCCAAGCACTTATCGAAGGCAGCAGCGCAGCGGCAAAGGTTGTGTTTATGGTATCACCATCTAGCACAACTAAACCTAGCACTCTTGCTAAAGCAGGAAACGGTGCTATCATTCAAGGTAGACCTGAAGATGTTAGTGTTGTTCAGGTTGGTAAAACTGCCGACTTTGGCACCGCTGCTAACATGATACAGGCTATCGAACGCCGTATTGGCGAAGCGTTCTTGCAACTGAACATTCGTCAGTCAGAGCGCACCACTGCTGAAGAGGTGCGACTTACACAACTAGAACTTGAGCAGCAGCTAGGCGGTCTATTTAGCCTGCTGACTGTAGAGTTTTTAGTACCATATCTCAACAGAATCATGCTTGTCCTTCAACGTAACGGACAGCTACCTAAGATTCCTAAAGACTATGTACGTCCATCTATTGTTGCCGGTGTTAATGCTCTTGGTCGCGGCCAGGATCGTGAAAGCTTGGCACAGTTTATGGGAACCATTGCTCAGACTCTCGGTCCAGATGCATTGTTGTCTTACATCAATCCATCAGAAGTTATCAAACGTCTCGCCGCTGCACAAGGTATTGATATGTTAAACCTTATCAAGTCTGACGAACAACTGCAGCAAGAAAAGGAGCAAGCAAAGACAGATCAGCTTAATCAATCGTTGACCGATCAAGCTGGTCAGCTTGCAAACTCCTCTATGGCTGAGCAAGCCATGCAATCAAACCCACCTATGACTAATGGCTGAAACACTTACATTTGAAAACACCCCCAACACTGAAGTACTGACCGAAGAGGAACAAGACTCTCTTGCTGTTGGTGAAAAGATGATGGCCGACCAGGAACAACTCCTGGCTGGTAAATATAAAAACGCTCAAGAGCTTGAAAAAGCATACATGGAGCTGCAGTCTAAGCTGGGATCCGGCGAAGAAGCAGAACCTACTGACGAACAAGAGGAAGATGAGGAGCAGGAGTCTGAAGTATCTCCTGCACAGACTCTTATCACAGAGGCGTCCACACAGTACGCAGAGACCGGTGAGGTGTCTGACGAAATGATGACACAGCTCTCTGAGATGGACAGTCAAGACTTGGTACAAGCTTACATGGCTATGCAAGGTAATGCACCACAGATCCAACAGGCTGTAGAGTTGTCTGACAAACAAGTCAACAACATAAAAAACTCTGTTGGAGGTGAAGAAGCTTATGGTGAAGTAATGACTTGGGCTGGTCAAAACATGAGTCAAGATCAGATCGATGCTTTTGACAACATCATTGCTACTGGTAATGAGCATACGATTCAAATGATGGTCGATGGCCTTAAAGCTCAGTACGAATCAAACAATGGTTATGAAGGCCGTATGCTGTCTGGTAAAGCATCTGACAGTGGACCATCTAATGTGTTCCGTAGTCAAGCTGAACTGGTCAACGCTATGAGCGATCCTCGCTATGACTCTGATCCTGCATATCGTATGGATGTGTTGGAAAGACTTGACCGATCTGACGTTAATTTCTGATGACAGTTATTAATGAAGACGGCGGTCGTACAAACATCTACGCTATTGAACCCCCTATCACACTTATTGACGTGCGCGAAACACACAACGAAAACGCTGAAAAACTAAATGGTCGTCTGGCTATGCTGGGCGTCATGGCTGCGCTTGGAGCGTATGCAATCACTGGTCAAATTATCCCCGGAGTCTGGTAATGCCACAAGGTAAAGGAACGTATGGTTCAAAGGTTGGTCGTCCCGCAAAGTCGGGTGCTGCTGCTAAAATGAAAAAGAAAGGTGTGCCTGCCGCTGTGCGTAAGGCCATCGTAAAAAACATGAAGAAGAAGTGACATGGCACGTACGAAGGTCCGCAAGAAAAATGTCAGTCTAAAGATTGGCAAACATAAATCTCGCTCCGGTGGCTTGACAAAGGCTGGCCGTGAGAAGTACAATAGAGAAACAGGATCAAAGCTCAAGGCTCCCCAGCCTGGTGGCGGTCCTCGTAAGCGGTCCTTCTGCGCCCGCATGTCTGGTAACAAAGGACCAATGAAAGACAGTAAAGGTCGTCCTACACGGAAGGCTCTTGCATTACGTAAATGGAAGTGTTAATCATGCCTGCTAAACGTGGCTTATATGCCAACATTCATGCTAAGAAGAAAAGAATTGCTGCTGGTAGTGGCGAGAAAATGAGAAAGCCTGGGTCCAAAGGAGCGCCTACGGCTGCAAACTTTAAACGCTCCGCAAAAACTGCAAAAAAAAAGTAACACCTAACTAACAACAACACACATGAAATCTATTATTATCGCTAGTCTCCTCGTCGCCGCTGGTGGCGCAGCTCATGCTGGTCCCTACGTCAATGTAGAAACCAACTCAGGCTTCGTCGGATCTGACTACACAGGATCTGCTACTGATGTACATATCGGTGTAGAAGGTAACGGCTGGTATCTGCAGGGAGGGCCTGCTCTACTTGCACCGGACAATGCTGATGGTGAAGTAGAACTCTCAGGTAAAGCTGGTGGTTCTTATGGAATTAATGAAGCACTCTCTGTCTACGGAGAAGTGTCTTTCCTTACTGGTGATACGAACAGCTACGGCACTAAGGCCGGACTTAAGTATAACTTCTGATAGCTAAATAGAATAAGGGAGGTGCAATTCCTCCCCTAGC